CTTGTCAGTCCAGGCAGCTGGTGTGATCTCTACATATTGCCCACCAGATAATTCAACGATCTTGGCTTCCTCTTCGTTTTCGACACATAGTTGGTAAACTTTGTGGAAAAGAGGCTTCAAGAAACCGTTGGCAAAGTTCCTAGCAATGATCTTCTGACGCTGCTGAGACATTGTTGCCAGCTGCTCAACCATTGCAGCTGAGTTTTGCTTACTGATCGCATCTTTGTTTAAACCTTGTGATAACCTGGAGACACCAGTGTTCTCCTCTTTGTCTTCATCAAGCATCTGTATGGTTTGGAAGATAAATGGGTTAAGAGGTGCTTGTTGCATCGGAGCAATGGCATCCACTCGTGTGACGTTAACGATGCCGCCTACTCTGTTATCAATGAGTTCTCGTGGGTTCGTTAGTCCACCTTTTACAACTGTGTAGCGTGGGTTAGTTGTAACGACAGCATGATCGAGAATTGATCTCGTTAAGACTGTTCTGGCGTTTTGAGTGGAGATTACTTTGGATGCAAAGTTGCTTCCATAGAAGCTGTGAGGGATGGGGAGCGGAACGAATGCTACGAATGGCTTCCTGGTCACTATGTCCTTTGAAAGTAGGGTATTACCAGCCTTTATGATACGGTATAGTTCGGCAACCCCAGTCCCTTCACAATCAAGTTCCATGTAAGCTTCATAAACTGTAATGTTGCGAACTTGGTCCTGATAGTTGTTTGAGCCAAATCCTCTGTCAGCTCCGACATCTTCATGCCTAGCTAATACTTCTGGGTCTGTCTCTAAATCGACGTCGTCGTGGTCCCCTATTCTTTCTAGCAGCTTTTCGTCGTAGCCTTCTTCTCTTAGCTCCGACATTGTTTTTCGAGTTCTGTGAGCGCAGAACAGCACATCCTCTAATGACGTTGCTTGTGGTGAAATGATGAACTCTTCTGGAGGTATAGCATCAATCATGACCTGGGAGGTGTCCCTGGTGATTGCAAGCGTACCGGAGACAAGACCTAACTCATCTTCTTCAGTTACTTCATCAATCTCTGTCCCATCCTCAGCTAACATCATGTCTAAAACGTCTTGAGTAATGTTTTCAAATGGCTCTATTGTTGTATGGTCTTGAACTTGCCAGAATACTTTAGCGATACCAGCGCGAGCTATAAGCCCATCATGGATGACGCTACCCATGACACTGAAAAGATCGTTTTGACGATTACAGACATAGTCAGTGTATTCTGAGCATACCTCTGCCATTGCAACATCATCAGCGTTTTGAGGCGCAAACTTTACCGTTTTGTTACCAGCTGAGAAGGTTTCTAGCAGTGCTGCCTTCATACTTTCTACAGCATCGTAAACATCCTGAGATACATACTTTGAGTTACCATCGTGAGCTGGTCGTGGAAGAGTTGCGTTGTAGTAGTCTACTACTCTTTTACGTTCTCTTGAGATTTGACTATCGTAGTAGCCTATAGATCTTCGAATATTTGAATCAACGAGCGTGACTATATGCTCGTCATCAAGCTTCTTGTAATCTGTTTTCTTCATTAGTTATACCATTTCAATATAGTAGTTATCTGTAGATTTGATTGGCTCCCAGGCACCAGTGTGGACATGGTTTGCCAGGGCTAACGACATAACGCAGTCGTCAAAGCAGCCTTGTTCGGCTTGCATAGCACCACTTTCTGTAACGATGTATGACATCATTTCTCTTAAAGTGACCTTATCGTTCAGCTCTAGTTCATCCTCACGCATCGAGGCTCTAAGCTGATCGATTACTAAGGGTTTCGTTTTAGCAGTCGTAGAAAAGCCTAACTTAATCGTCTCTCGATCAGTTAACTTATCCATGACTACTTCAGTATAAAAGTTAGGGTATGCCAGGTCTTTTCCAAGCCTGGTGCAAGTCAGTATTCCATGTGAGTTATTCTCTACACATATAAAGGCTTCATTATAAAACGATCCTAAAGCATAAAGAACTTGGGCAAAGTAATCTGGGTGGACATGGCCTCTCCAGATTGCAACTTGGCGTTTCTTACTGTCGAGTACCTGGGCAACACTGTAGTCGCCATTTCTGACACCCATAGCGACATCAGCTCCAATGACATACTGCTCCCCTTCAACGTGCTTTCTAAATGTAGATAGCTCGCCTCTTGCATTATGGAGGAACTCTTCTCCTTCTAAAGCAAATCTTTCTTCGAGATCTCTTGTTGTTTTCATCTTCTTTTGCAGCTGGTCTGGATTGAAGACCGGACGACCAGTTGTTAAGAATGCCTCTTCTGGTTCTGATGGATACTCTTGTCTAAATAAGTCTATACCGTTTTGAGCGATCTTTCGACGCCTAAACATAAGCTGTCCATCGTCTAAGTCATATTCCTTAGCAAGATCATTCTCTTCCGGTGTTCTCTCAAAGTTCTCAGGAACATCTTCACGATATTCTGGGTCAACGAACCACGGTATAAACACCGGGACATAGCCATTTTTTCCATCTACTGCTCCTCGCCATAAATCATAGAATATCCCATTTACACCGTTGGCTGTACTTTCCACGAACACAGCGGTCCCAGGAGTATTAGGTACAGCCTGTGTTAAACCGTTCCAGTTATCTAAAGAGCTACTCTTAGGCCAGAATGCGAGTTCTGATGCGTGTATATGAGTTAGTGTCTCACCACGCCCAATGCTCTCGCCACCAGCTGTAGCGACAACATAAGAGCTGTCGAGAACATCGAAGTTCATCTCTCTTCTTGAGCTGTACTTAGTGTGGGGCTTCAGTATCTCAGGGCAATGCTCATGATACCTTTTAGTCATATCGAACAAGGCTCTGGTGCTATCAGCATGGTGCGTTACAACCATAGCTTTCCGAGCTGGTCTTTGGCTAACGGCATAATAGAGATAACCACCAGTATAAGTTGATAATCCTTGCTGCCTGGCCTTTAGGATAACGCAGCGAATCTTACCTTCAGCCTTTAACTGGGCAGTAACAGCGTCATTAAGTATTTCCTGGGCTGGGTTTAGTTTTAGTGGGGCTATCTCACCGGCTTTAGTTCTAATCTTTAGGGATGCATTAGCGTAGTATTTAAAATCAGTTAATAAGCGTTTTCGAACTGCTTGTAGTTTCTTGTCCATCATGAATTTGCTCTTCTTCTTCTTCCTGTAGGAGTAACGACGATAAGAAATCCTCTGCTTTTCCTAGCGTTACTTCTGATTTGGACGCCGGCTTTCCTCTTGTGAAATCGAGGACTAATCGTGCAGCTGCTAGACGCTCTCGCGTTTCGCCTGGTACACGCATAACTTCGACGGCAGTTGTAAGAGCTTCTTTTGAATACTCATCTTCAATGTTGTATTTCTTAGACATGATATTAACGATATCCTTTGCTTCTTCTTTTGCCTTCTCCCTGATTGGTTTGATTTCTTCTGTCCTGTAGCCATCTGGAGTGCCTTTTGGGCGACCACCATTCTTCCGGGGGCGTGTCGACCATTCGCGTCTCAATGCTCTCCCCTCCGGTGTACTCATAAGCGTCGCAAAGTAGTTATTCTTTGGTGCTTTGTGAGGTTCTTTAGGGGTCCGAGGTGGTGACTTCTTCCTTGGTTTCTTCATATTATATCATTAGTCCACTTAAGGCAGCTGGAGGAGGTGTTAAGGCTCCTGGAGGTGCTTGCATGAGGCGGTTTCTCTCTTCGTCCTCTGCATCCTTAGCTGCTAATGATGCCATAACAATTGCTAGGATTGTTGCTAGAGGGAAAGTGTAGAATGTCACTGGGTTCTTTGGACCACCAAAGTTATTGAAGAGATACCTAATCTTCTTGGATACTGTGGGGGCTAACTCTTTTGCCATCTTGGGGTTAGCTAAGTACAACATAAGAGGATCAACAGCTAGTTCGTTGACATTTCTAGCATATGTCATACGAAAGTTTTGATTTGCTGTCTTTATTTGAGATTGATAATTTTTTGCAATCAAATTTGTGTACTCAGTAATATAATCAGCTTTTTCTTTTGGATCTTCTAATAGTTCAAGATAGTAATCATCAGCTAAATGCTCCTTAGTTTCTTTAGCTGCTCTTTTTCTACCTTCAGCTTCTATATCCCGAAATGGTCTAATACCCTCTGAACCTAACTCTGGTCTGTTTTCAAAGATCAAATCTACGTTCTCTTGTAGGTTTATGATCTCTTTAATAATTGCAATTTGCTCTTCATTCTTTAAACCGGTTGCATCTAAAATGAAATCGTTAAAAGATCCTCTTCTTACAGACAGATTAGCGGCTTTAGACTTTTGGTCTACAAGTGGGTTGTTTCTAGGCCCTTGCTCTGATTCTGGAGAGGTTCTTCGATCAACTCTTGGTACCGCTAAGCCGTGTGCTATTTCATGAACTAATGTTACTAATTGTTTTATTTCTGATACCACCTCACCTTCAAAAGTTGGATGATCAGAACCTTTTTTAAGTACCTTAATTTTACCTGTAGCAGTATAAGGGCGAACTTCTATTTGACCAAGTGTTGCATCAGGTAATTTATCGACTATTTCAACGGAAAGATTAAGTGCCTTGGCTAACCTAAACGCTTTCTCCATAGTATCGACACCATTTTCAAACTCACTTCCCTTTTTGCCAATCTCAAAGACTTCTTTAGCTGGCTGGAGAAAAGGCTTTACTTCGGCGACTTCAAGATTGGTACTTGGGGTAGTAAGTGCTGCTCCCGGAACGGTTCCAGGGGTGACGAGAGGGACGGCTCCTGGGAATAGGTCTGCTGGGCTTTGGGATCTAAGGATTCCTCCTTCTTCTTGGTTGCCTCTGCCAGCATCTCGATAAACTCCGTCATTAGGTGTGGCGGTACTTGTTCTATTATCGACTTCTCCGTCTCGCTCTGACTGGGGGAGTGCTTCTTGGATTTGGTCATTTGATATCCCTTCCTTCTGTGCTAACAACCTTGCAGCATCTAGATAATCATTATCTGAGCCATTACCAGGTTGCACACCTAACTTTCTATACAATAATTTCTCAGGATACCACATTAAAGCTTGAAAATCAGCTGTTGTAATGTCTATTCCTTGTTCTTTAAGCTTTTCTAAGGCTCTTGCAGTTACTCGACGCATATATGGACGATCTGCTGAAGTAGGCTGAGCCTGTAGCTGCTTCACCATGTTCTTGGTATATGTACCAGTACTTTGGAATAGCTGTGGTTTGTTGTGGTTGACACCATTATCC